GGCAAGCCTTTTGGCATTTAAAAATTTCCGTGGGAATTTAAGAGAAATGCACCAACCTTCAGCGGTAGGGAAGATTGTCTCATTTAAAGAAGATAAGTATTTTGATCCTAATTCAAAGAAGTTTTATAGCGGAGTTTATGTATCTGCATACGTATCAAAGGGTGCACAAGATGCCTGGGAGAAAGTCCTAGATGGCACATATAGTGGTTTTTCAATTGGTGGCAACATTAAGTCTTGGGATGATGCATACAATGCAGAAATGGACAAGGCAATTAGAGTTATTAAAGACTACGATCTTTATGAACTATCTCTTGTAGATAGCCCAGCAAACCAGTTTGCAAGCATTATCTCTGTTGAAAAGGTCAATGGCCAAAATGTTATTTCTGGAGCATCAGTAGATGCAATAATTGAAAATGTTTTTTACGATTCTGAAAACGGTATCGTATTAGTATCTGACTCAGAAACAGCAGAAAGCCCAGTAAGTGGTAAGAACATGGAAAACATTGGTTTCGTAGAAAAAAATGATAACGAAAAAGCAAACATGATAAAGTTCTTAGTTGATAGTGCTAAAGGCATTAGTACAATTAAGATTACAAAGGAGGTAAGTCAAATGACAGAAACAACAGAAACAGCAGTAGATGCTGTAGTTGAGAATGTTGAGATTACTCCAGAGGCACAGCCAGCAGAAGTAGAAACTCCTGCAGTCGTTGACGAAGCACCAGCAGAAGTTGCTGTAGCAAAGTCAGACGATGGTGGTGCAGTTCCTTCTGCTCCAGTAGTAGAAGAAGAGAGCGTTGCTCCAGAAGTTGAAGCCGAACTTGCTGTAGCAAAGTCAGATGAATCAGTTGCAGATGCAGTTGCTGAAATCAAGAACTCTCTTACTAATGCCTTTGGCGATCTCGCTGCAACCATTAAGTCTCTTAATGAGCAGGTTGAAGCACTTAGCAAGTCCGTTGACACTGTGTCTACAGAAGTAACACAAGTCAAGGGTCAGTTCAATGAGTTTGGAAAGAGAGTAGATGCCGTTGAGCAAGATACCGCTTTCCGCAAGTCTGGCGATCTAGGCGAGATCGTGCAGTTTGAGCCTGTAAAGGTTCAGAAATCCCTATGGGGCGGACGTTTCCTCAAAAATTCCGACCTATTTAATTAACAATATATTCACTAGGAGGTGAAATAATGTCAGAACAAGATAAAGATATAGCCAAGAACTATCCAGGTTCAGGTGGCGCAGGAGCAGAACTTAACTCCCAGGGCTCACTCGTATCAGGTGGTGTTGGTGGTGCTACAGGTCTAGACTCAGCAGCAGCGTCTGTTGGATCACAACTTGGTAACACAGCAACAGCAAACTTCGGTGTAACAACTGGAGCAAATGCTGTAAACCCAACTGGAACTGCAGGTGGTATTCTTGCACCAGAACAGGCTCGTCGCTTCATCGACTACGTGTGGGATGCAACAGTACTCGCCAAGGATGGTCGTAGAGTTACGATGCGTGCTAATACAATGGAAATCGAAAAGGTTAACGTTGGAGAGCGTGTTATTCGTGCAGCAGCACAGGGTAGCCCAAACTACACTAATGCTGGAGCAACATTTACAAAGGTAGAACTTACTACAAAGAAGATTCGTCTTGATTGGGAAGTTTCTACAGAATCACTAGAAGACAATATTGAAGGTGCAGCACTTGAAGATCATCTAGTTCGCTTGATGACAAATGCATTCGCAAACGATATTGAAGATCTTGCCATTAATGGTGATGGTCGCACAGGTGACTTCTTGTCAATCATGGAAGGTTTCGTAAACCAAGAGCGCTCAAGCGCAATCCGTGGAAACACAGCAGCACACGAAGCAGTTGTTACTGTTTCAAATGATGCATGGACACCAGCAGTAATGCAGGAAATCGTTCTAGCAATGCCACGTAAGTATCGTGCAGTTAAGTCGAACCTAAAGTTCTACGCTGGTACAGATGCTTTCCAAGGTATTGTTGCAAACAACGGTACTCTTGCAGATGCAATCGCACAAGCATTCTCAACATCAGCAGGTCTTAACGGTACAGATGCACGTCGTGAGACATACCTAGATGGAAATGCACAGACAATTGGTAATGCACGTACAACTCGTGTATTAGGAATTGATGTAATGGAAGTTCCTTACTACCCACAGGGCTTTGTCGACTTGACATTCCCATCAAACCGTGTATGGGGATTCCAGCGTGATATTACTGTAAACCGTGAATACAAGCCAAAGAAGGATACAATTGAATACACAGTATTCGTCCGCTTTGGTCTTCAATGGGAAGAACTAGATGCAGTTGCTTATGGCGACTCAGATAGCGTTTCTGAGTAATACTCATAAATAATTGAATGAGGAGGGCGGTGTAACAACTGCCCTCCTTCTTCACATTCTGGTATAATAACATAGGAGGATACAATTATGACAATTGAAGAATTAGTTGGAAAAACAGTTTTTGAGTTAAAGTCCTATGCCAAAAAGAATAATATTAATCTAGATGGAGCAACAACAAAATTACAAATCTTAGAGACAATAGGAAGTTTTATTCCAGATCCTAAAAAAGATGTTGTTGAACCAAGCAAAGCAAATGAAAAAGTTGCAATATATTCAAGCAAAAACTTGCACTGGTTAAAGGTTGGACAATTAACACCAGGATATAATATTGTAACCAAAGAAGCCTCAGAAAAGTGGCTAACACGTAAGCAGGTACGCCTTGCGACACCTGAAGAACTAGCGAGTTATTACGGTAAATAATGGAAATACTACGTATACCACCATACCCATTGTCTGTATCCTATACAGTACCAGAACCATCTACAGAATATATCCTTGTAATTGAAGATCTACTAGAGCAAGTAGAATCAGAGATCATCCTTCAGTCAAATCAAAAATCCGTAATCACATACGAACTAACTGGAGAATATACTCAGTACGATAAATCATACCCAGTCACAGTTTATGAAAGCATTACAGTTTCTGGAGTTCAGGATGTCCGTGGAGATATTGTAGTAGAAGATAATCTAGACATAACAAGACCGTATGTAGATCCAGCAACTCTAGGAACAACTCCTACAGAAATAGCAGAATATACAGAACATGAAAAACTTGCAAGAGCAATAATTGATTCAGTTACTGATGGCTTTTATTATAAGAGATCTTACCTAGAAGTTGTTGGACAGGGAACTGACTATGTACCGCTTTGGGATAAAACACATAAAATCTTGACGGTACATGAAAATGCAACACTTGTATATGATTCATCAGAAGAGCCAAAAGCAATTGGAGAATTTAACTATCTTATAACTAAAGATAAAACTGCTATAACTAAGGATCCAATTGAACTAACAGATGCATTAAATCGTGCAGAAAGAAAGCCAGCAAGAATTCCTCTAGCATACTCTGATTCAATCTCTATGTTTGATACAGAAGATAGTGGAAACGTTCAAACCATTAGTTCTGGTGTTGCTTTTCCAGAAGGAACTGATTATATTTTCTTGCTAGAGGTTGGACATAAAGTTGTTCCGTATGATATTCAAGATGCAGCAAAAATGTTGATTAATGACATTAAGTGTGGAAAACTAGATTACTATAAGAGATATGTAAAATCATATAGCACTGAGCAGTTTAAGATTGAGTATGATAAGAGACTGCTTGAAGGAACTGGAAATATTTTAGTAGATAAGATTTTAGACAAATATAAGAATAATATATCTAAGCCCTGGGTGTTGTAATGGATCTATGTGAAGAGACAGACTTCATGTATCCAATGAAGGCAGATGTTTACTATCCTATAGTTGAGCAGGGCGCTTATGGAAATGTTAAAAAGACTTGGGTTTTTAATAAGACAGTTGTTTGTAATTTTTCAAAAGATGGAACGGTAGATGAAGAAGTAAAGCCAAACGTAAATATAACGTTAAAGAAAGTATTAGTAGGAAGAACAAAGAAAGATATTCGTTTTTCTGAAGAAAATGTAGCAGATGCAATAACAAATGTTATTGTTACAAATATTAGAACAAAAAACGATGTTCCACTATACGTGGAGACATCTGGAACAAGGGCTGGAAAGTCAACTATATATGAGATTGAATCTCAGTCACCAATCATAGGCCCCTTTGGAGATCCAGAATATTTTGCATTAGTAGTACGCCGTTCAGAGAATCAGGCATCAGACATATGATAAAACTAGCAGTTAATAATAAGCAATTTAAAAAAGATATGGATAACATAGTTAAGTACTCTTTTGGATACCTAGAAGGAATTCAGATTGGAAAAGTTGAGTTCTTTCATAATCTTGGTTTAAATATTTCAGAAATGCTACAAAAATATATTGACTCAAATGCAAGGGTAAATCCAACAGCACTAAACCATATATATGAATGGTATCAGGTGGGAAGTCCAAATGCAAGACTATACGATATAAAACATACAGTAAGCAATAATGGACTAACATTTATAACAAACTTTAAACAATCATCATCAATCAAAGATGGATCAAATGTTCCTTTTTATGACAAGGCAAGAATAATGGAAGAGGGAATACCAGTAACGATTACACCAAGAAATTCTAGTGTGCTTGTATTTGAAAAAGATGGAGAAACGGTCTTTACTAAAAATAGCGTAAATGTAGATAATCCTGGCGGAGATGCTGTAGAGGGATCATTTGAAAAAGTTATTGACTCATTCTTTACAAAATACTTTACACAAGCATTTTTAAGATCAAGCGGTATATCACAATACTTAGAAAACCCTATATTATATAAAAAGAACCTAACAAGAGGAAAGAAAACAGGAAGATCAAAAGGATTAGATGTTGGATATAGATGGATAGCAAATGCGGGGTTACTAAATGGCTAATACAGATTTATTAAATACTCCATTATTATGGATCAATAAGTACTTACAATCAAAACTAAGTGAGAGCCTAGGATATGTAACCCCGTTTTTTCCACCATCACCTTTTAATCTTGAC